GCTCCGTGAAGGCGGTAAGCATGCGAGGGTATCGGACGCTCATCGCGGGCGTCGTCGGTATCGTGGCGATTACGGTCCTCGCGCTGCATGGCGAGGGCTCGACGGATGGGGCTATCGCTCAGATTGCGGGGATTATCGGCGTCCTCGCGGGTCGCTCAATGGCGGAGAGGGACTCGCATCCTCCCGCGCCTCCTCCGGCCTCTGGCGGTCCTCCCGCATGACCTCTCGACTCCTCCTCGCGATGAGCCTCATCGGATGCGGCGCGGCTCCTCGCAAGGGGGACGACGAGCCTCGACTCCGACCATCTCCAGCGGAGCGGGCGGTCGCTATAGGTCTCGTCACGCTCGGGACCGGGGTCGCTACCATCGCCTCATCGTGTCCCGACCAGACCGCGGAGGACTGTCGAGCGCTCTCCGCTCGAGCTGGGGCGGTCGTCCTCTCGGTCTCCCTCGCGGCGGCGGCTCAAGCGTGGCTCGCGGCGTCGGACGACGAGGTCGCTCAGGCGGCGGAGCTCGAGCGCTGGGAGCTCGAGCGGCTCCGGGCGCTCGAGGAGCATGACCCGTAATGGACGCGCTCCAGGTCCTCGGAATAGCGGGCGGGACGCTCACGGTCGCGGGCGCTCTGTGGCGCGTCGTCGCGTCGGCGACCCGTGTAGGATTCGAGGTCGAGCGCTTGCGGTCGGACGTTGACAGGCTAGAATCGAAGGTGAAGGAGCTCGAGGACACGCGGGTCTCGGCGAAGGTACTGACCGAGAAGCTCCAGAGCGTCCGGACGGACACTCTCCAGCGCGTCGAGCTCCGCCTAAAAGGAGGCGACGGCGGATGAATGTCCTCATCTACGCGGAGACCGCGTCGGGGCGTGACCTACTCAGGCACGCGGCGCGCATCGTGACGGGCGATGTCGGCTCGGTCACGGTTCACACATGCGTCCTCGATGCGATGCGACAGCTCGACGAGGCTCCGCCTCCGGACCTCGTCATCGTCGCGGAGGACGTCGAGGTCGGGGAGCTGGCTCCGGCGGAGCGGGTCTTCTTCGACCATCTCCTCCTCGCGGCGCGGCGTCGCAAAATCCCCGCGCTTCTTCTCGGCTATTGGCAGCAGACCGGGAGCAGTTACGGGGCTCCGGTCGTCGCGGACCTCGGCGCGGAGCATCGAGTCCAGACGCTTCAGCGGCTCGTCGCTCAGGCGCGGTCCCTCCTCCTCGGCGCGGTCGCGGCCTAATGCCTACACCTAAGAAGCCGAAGAGCGCCCATAAGAAGCCGGGGCGACCCTCCCTCTGTACCGAAGAGACCATCGAGCGCCTATGCTCCGCGATGGAGCGCCTCGGGGTCATCAAGTACGCGGCGGCGGAGGCGGGCGTCTCGGTCGACGTTATCGCGCTCTGGATGAGTCGTCGGGGCGAGGGCGGGGTCTACGCTCGATTCGCGGCGCGCTGGGATGCGGTCAAAGAGAAGACGAAGGTCGCGCTCGTCCAGCATATCATCGACCAGGCGCAGCGGGACTGGAGGGCGTCGGCGTGGCTCCTCGAGCGGCTCGACGCTCAGGCGTGGCCCCAGAAGCCCGAGGTCGTCGTGACGACCCATGTTCACCAGGGCGCGGAGGTCGGGCCTCTCCTCCGTCGTCTGGTCGCGATGCCGTCCGAGGCTCACGGAGACGACGAGCCTCCGAGGGGGACGGCCTAGTCGATGCCTCGCATCGCAGAGCTCGACCCGCTCCCGTGGCAGCGGCGCTTCCTCGCGGCGGGCCTCTCCGGGTCATGGTCTGGAGACGTCGCGGCGGTCCGCGGCGGTCTGGGTAGCGGAAAGAGCCTCGCCCTCTGCGCGCTCGCGGTCACCCTCTGCGAGACCAGACCGGGCGCGCTCGTCGTCGTCGGTATGGACTCATTCCGGCGACTCCGCGACGTGCATCTCCCGCATCTCCATTCGCTCCTCGCGGGGTCCGCGGTCGTCTACTCCGCCTCGGAGCAGGCTTTCGTCTGGTCGAGTGGGTCGCGACTCCTCCTCGCGCATCTCGATACCCCGGCGAATAGCGGGCCGGGGTCGAGCCCCATCGAGGGCCTTAACGCGCATGCGGTCCTCATCGACGAGTGTCAGGTCCTCCGGCCTGACGTCCTCGACGTCGCGAGGTCCCGCGCTCGCGTCCCGGTGAAAGACCTCGAGGGCGTCGAATGTCGCCCGCTCGTCGTGACGTGCGGAATCCCCGTCGAGCCTGCATGGTGGGTCGAGCGAACGCGGGACATCGGCGGCGCGACCTACCTCCCCCAGAGCGCGGAGAATGCGCGCTACTTGGGGGCCGGATGGCTCGACCGGATGAGGGAGACGCTCCCCGCGAGGGACTACGCGGCGCTCGTCGAGAATCGCCCGCTCCCTCCCGTCGGCTCCGTCTTCTACGCATGGGCTCCGGAGCGATGCGCGGTCGACGTCCCGGTCGACCTCTCGTCGATGCGGACGATGCTCGCTCTCGACTTCGGTATCCGCTTCCCCTGCGCGCTCCTCCTCGTCGAGCTCACGCGGGGTCGATGGCACGTCCTCCGCGAGTGGGCTCCCGACGACGAGACCCTCCCCGATTTCCTCGCGAGGCTCTCCGCGGAGCTCGTCCCTCGTCGGCTCTGGGTCGCGGGGTCGAGCAGCATCCCGGTCGACTCCATCGTCGCGGACCCAGCGGGCGCGGCTCGGTCCGCTCAGACGGGCGTCGCGGACCTCGACCTCGTCGCGCTCGCTCCTCCTCGCGGGCTGGGTATCCTCCCGCGCGTCGAGCGGGACCCGGAGCGGCGCGACATCGTCTCCGGATGCACGCGGATAAATCTGGCGCTGGAGCGAGGCGCGCTCACGGTCGACCGCGCTCTTTACGAGTCGGGCCTCCGCGCTCCGGCATCGAAGCGGACGCTCGCTCGAGCGCTCACGGGTTACCGCTGGGACGAGAGGCAGCCAGGGCGACCCGCGAAAGACGGGACGCATGACCATCACGCGGATTGCCTCCGCTACGCGGTCCGGGAGGTCCTCTGGTATCTCGCGGACGCTCCTCGAGAGCGGGAGCCTCGACCAGCTCCAGCGCGGCGCGCTCCGTCGATGGTACTCGACGAGCGCTGAAGGTTGACCTCGTCCGCGGACGTGGTACGGTCTGAGCGGGGTCGTCCTCGGGAGTCTTCGCCCGAGGTCCGGCGAGTCAGCCTCCCGGCGTGAGTGTCGCGAATGGGTCGCGGCGGCGCGTCGGGAGTGCCCGACCCCGACAATCTCTCCGCATCCCCCGTCAGGACCGAGGTCCGCAACGCTCCGCAGGTCATCGGTAGACGACCCCCCGGAGCGCCTCGAGCGACGCTCCCGCGTGCGTGTCCTGACGGGGTGTGCATCTTCTGACGGTCTGTGCTAGTCTCTGGCCCGTGGCGACCACTACGCGAGTCCAGAGCTACTCCGCTCCCGAGGCCGTCCCCGGTCAGGGCGTCGGGACCCAGTCGCTCCCGGTCAATGACGGGGAGACGAATAAGCGGCTCGTCGCGGTCGCTCCGCGGATTGCGGCGTATCGTCAGGCGATGCGATGCGCTCCGTGTGCCGTCGGCGCTCAGGCGCTCCTCGGGCTCGCGACGTCGGCGACATGGGATGTCGCTCCGGCTCCGGACTCTCCGGCCTCGGAAGCGGCGGCGGAGGTCATCCGGCGGACGCTCGGTCTCGGCGGCTACTCGGCTCCGGTCATCGAGTGGGATGGTCGAGTCCTCGCGCTCCCTAGCTGGGAGGCGCGGCTCCGACAGCTCCTCGTCGGCGCTCTCTACGGCTTCTCGCTCGCGGAGATGGTCGCGTATCCCTACCAGGGGACGACCTACATCGACCTAGAGCCGCGCGACCAGTCGAGCATCCGGCGATGGGTCTATGAGGGGCGACGGCTCGTCGCGGTCGACCAGTGGCTCCGAGAGCCCGGCGGCCTGTCGAGCGTCGGCGACGTCCGCATCCCCTATGAGCGGCTCGTCCATCTCGTCTGGCCCTCGCTCTCCGAGGGCGTCGAGGGCGTCGGGCTGCTCCGTCAGGTCGAGCCGCTCGCTCAGGACTACCGTCGGGCCGCTCAGCTCCGACAGGTCCTCTCCCAGCGCTACGCGGTCCCGACTCCGACGATCTCCATCGACGAGGAGAAGCTCGCTCGCGTCAATGGCTCGGCTCCGTCGACGACGGAATACGAGGCGGCTCGCGACGAGCTCCTCGACGTCCTCCGGCGATACACCTCACACGAAGAAGCGGCGCTCGTCCTCCCATCGTGGGCGACGCTGACCTTCTCCGCTCCGTCGAGCGTCGAGGGATTGAACGCAACCATCGAGGCTCTGTCGCGGGAGATTCTCCAAGCGTTCTACGCTCAGCACCTCGCGCTGGGTTCGGCGTCGTCGTCGGGCGCATACGCGACCGCGCAGACCCATGCGGAGCTCGCGGCGCAGATGGCGGGCGACCTCTGTCAATGGGTAAGCGAGGGCCTCGCGGGGTATCTCCGCGCGATTGTCCTCGCGAACATCGGGCCGATTCCCCTCGATGAGCTCCCGCGTCTGACCTACTCCGGCATCCGCTCGAGCCTCTGGGTCGAGAAGGTCGGCGACGTCGTCCAGCTCCTCTCCGCGGGCGTCATCACTCCGAGCGCGGAAGACGAGCGCGCAATCCGTCAGGCGCTTGAGCTCCCAGCTCCGACGCGCGCGGCGGAGGTCCGCTCCGAGCGGGAGCGCCTCGGTCGGACGCTCCGACCCGCTCCGCTCTCTCCTCCCTCTTCCCCCATCCCCGAGGGCGTCTAATGCCTCTTCTGACTCAGGACGAGCTGACACCTCCCGAGGCGGTCCGCGACGCGGCGCGTCGAGGCGTCGAGCTACATCAGGCGGGACGCTCCGGCGACCCTAACCCGGAGACCATCCGGAGGGCTAACTCCATCGCGGACGGAGAGCCTCAGTCGGAGGAGTGGGCGACGGTGGAGGCTCCGGCGTGGTTTGCTCGTCATGAGGGCGACTGGGAGGAGGGCGTCGACGACGTCCCCGGCTCCGAGTCCCCGGGGTTCGTCGCGTGGCTCCTCTGGGGCGGCGACCCGGGCGAGGAGTGGGTCCAGGGGCTTCAGCAGGTCTACCTCGTCCGACGCGCTAAGGAGCTCGAGCAGAACGGCGGCGCGGGCGCTCGCGTGAGTCCAGGCGTCTCCGCGATGGCTGTCGAGCCGAGTCACGTCGGCGCGCTCCTCGCGGGCGCTCCGCGGCGGACGGTCGAGGGCGCGCTCTCGGTCGTCCATGTCGAGGGGCCTCTCTATCCGCTGGACTACTACTCGGCGCGGATGGAGCTCCGACGGGCGCAACTCCAGGGGGAGCGGACCGTCGTCCTCCACGTCGATTCCCCGGGCGGTTACGTCTCCGGAGTCCGTGAGACGCGGCGGGCGATTGCTCGCGCTCGCGAGGCGGGGATTTATGTCGTCGCCTACGTCTCAGGGATGGCTGCGTCGGCGGCGCTCTGGGTCGCGGCTGCGGCGGACGAGGTCGTCGTCTCGCCTCTCGCTCAGGTCGGCTCCGTCGGCGTCATCACGACCCTTTACCGCGACGCGGAGCAGGGTCAGACGGTCGAGGTCGTCTCGAGCCAGACCCCGAAGAAGCGCGCCTCGGTCGATGATGCGGACTACATCGCGGGCCTCCAGCGGCGCGTCGATGAAATGGCGGGCGTCATGCTCGCGGAGATCGCGTCGGACCGCGGGACGACCATCGAGGCTCTCGGCGATGGGTCGGTCTACGGCGCGGCGGAGGCGGTCTCTCGAGGACTCGCGGACCGTGTCGCGTCCGAGTCCGACGACTGGATGTTTCTAGGGGGCTCGATGCCTCTCGATTATGCGCGGCGTGTCCGGACCGTCACGGCCTCCGCGTCTACCTCGGACGGGTCTCAGGAGGTCCTCGACATGAGCGAGGGAAAGCAGGCGCTCGACGCTCAGGTCGAGGCGCTCCAGACGGAGCTGAACGCGGTCCGCGCTCAGCTCGAGGCGGCGGCGACCGCGGCGGCTACGGCTACCGCGGAGCTCCAGAAGCGCGACGCGGAGCGCATGGTCGAGACGCACGTCTCGGCGGGGCGCATCCCGCAGGCGCGGCGCGGTGAGTGGGTCGAGCGGGCGGTCCGCCTCGGGGTCGAGGAGGTCGGGGCGATGCTCTCGGACCTCGCTCCCATCGTGGCGGTCGCGAGTCCGGTCGGTCACGGCGGCGCGGCGGCGGACGTCGAGTCGGTCAAGATGAACCCGCGCGACGCGGAAATCGCTCGCGCTAACGACATGCTCGCGCGGTTTCGCGGGCTCAAGGGGGCGTAAATGGCAAGCGTGAATGGTCTCCAGTCGATCAAGTCGTACCGCCTCACGGGGACCGTGACGCGCGGTCGCATCGTCAAGGCGGACGGGCTCAGCGGCGGCATCGCGGCGGCGGCTCAGGCTTCCGCCGGGACGGATGCGGTTCTCGGCGTGGCTCTCTCGAGCGGCGTCGCGGGCGACATCATCGATGTCCAGCTCCTCGGGGTGTGTCCCTTCGCGACGGCGTCGGGCGTGCTGACCCCGGGCGCTTTCGTCACGGCGGACGCGGCGGGTAAGCTCGCGGCGGCGGTCTCCGGCGACCGTATCCTCGGCGTCGTTCTGAGCGGCTCGACCGCGACGGGCGCGACGGCTGATGACGCGACCGCCGAAATCAACATCCACATCTCCATCTACCCCTGAGGTGAATCATGAGCGCGGCTAACATCTCCCAGCTCGCTCCAGTCTCCCCCATCCTCTCCGGCGCGGCTATCGGCGCGGCTCAGAGCGTGGCGGGTCTGGTCTTCCCCCGTCTCCCCATTCAGCAGGTCGTCCCGACCGCTCATCGCGGGACCATCTTCGTCGAGGCCTCGAGCGGCTACATGGGCTCGCCTCAGGTCGTCGCGACGGCTCTCGGCGCGGACTACCCGCGGCGCGCTCTCGGCGGTCCGACCTCGGTCAACTACAGCTGCGAGGAGTATAAGCTCGCGAGCGACGTCATCCCGACGAAGCTCTCGCAGCGGAGCCAGGTCCCGACGGACCTCACGGAGCGGGAGGCGGCGGCTATCGGTCGCAAGCTGGCTCTGGACATGGAGAGCCGGACGGCGGACCTGTTTTTCAATACGGCGAACTGGCCCGACGCGGCGCTCGCGGCGGTCCCGGGCGCTGGCTCGCAGTGGTCGACGACGGTCACGGCGACCCCGGTCCAGGACCTCCACATCTTGAAGACCATTCTCCGCGCTCAGGCCTACGGGCGCGACGCGGACACGGTTATCATGGGTCGCGAGGTCGCGGACGCGATGGCTCGGAGCCTCGCGGCGTCGGGCATCCGTTTCGTCTCGTCGGCGAATGGCGCGGCGGCGGCTCCCGCGGCTCGTCAGGTCGCGAGCGATGCCTTCCTCGTCGAGCTCGTCCGCGCGGAGCTGGGGCTGAATCTCATCATCGGCGGCGGTCGGAAGCAGACCTCGGCGGACGGCGTGACCTTCGCGAGCTCCTACATCTGGGGGAAGAGCCTCTGGATGGGGTGCCTCGAGGGTGCCGACAGCATCGCCAACGCGAGCGGCGACATCATGACGCGCGCGGTCGCGGCGCTCCTCCTCGTCGAGGACGGCCTCTCCGGTCAGGGCGTGAGCATGGACGGAATCGCTCTCCCGATTTCGGTCCGCTCCTACGAGACGGCTCCTCCCCAGGCGGTCGGCTCCATCGTCGCGGCTGAGGTCTACTCGGACGAGGTCGTCTGCGACGCGCAGCTCGGCTACCTCGTGACGGCGGTCGTCGCCTAATGGGAGCCCGCGTCCGTCTCCTCCGTCCTCTTCCTCGGTTCGGGTTCTACAATGCTCCCGCAGAGGTCGACATGACGCGGGAGCAGTGGCTCGCGGCCTCGCGGCTACTCGGGACGGACGCGGTCCTCCTCGACTATCAGGCTCCCCCGGAGGTCGAGGCGGTCATCGCTTCCATCCTCGACGCGGGCGGGCCTTCGGACGTGGCTCCGGTCGACGTCCCTCCCTCTACCCCGCGGACCATCCCAGCGCGTAAGCGGAAGGGCTGACCCGTGGCAATCCCGGCGGACATCCGCGCGGCGCTCCGGCGTCGTCAGGCGGACCTCGACCGTCTCGGGAATCGCATCGGCGCGGAGCTCGTCGGGCTCCGTGACTCCCTGCGCGACCGTCTCCTCGAGCTCGCGACGGACGCGGGCGGCGGGGACTGGCGGGCGGGGATTCTCGCTCTCCAGCTCGATCAGGTCGCGGCGGCGGTCGCGGACGAGACGGGCGAGGTCCAAGACCAGTGGCTCGACGGGCTCGACGACATCGAGCGGGCGACTCCCGATTTCCTCCGCGAAGTAGGTCTCGACCCGGAGACGGTCGTCGACGTCGAGGAGCTCGCGACCATCATCGACGCGGCGCAACGGGACGCGGTCGACGCTTTCCGGGCGATGAACTTGACCCTCTCGACGGAGCTCGTCCCGATGATGCGGGAGGGCTACCGTCTCGAGAGCCTCACGGAGCTATCCTCGCGGCTCTCCGAGCGGCTCGGGGTCTCGCTCGAGAAGGCGGCGACCGAGGCGAGGACCCAGACGGCGGTCTACGCTAGAGCGCTCGCGAATGCCTACGCTGACACGACGGACCTCCCTGTCGGCTATGCCTACGGCGGGCCGGAGGACGGGCTGACGCGGCCTTTTTGCGAGGCCTGCGTCGGGCTCTGGTTCTCGCGAGACCTCGTCCGTCGACTCGATAACAATCAGCAGGGCCTCCCCCATCCGCTCGAGAGCGGCGGCGGATACAACTGTCGCCATTCGTGGCTCGCGGTCCCTCTCAGCCAGGCGCGGCGATGGGGCTATAAAGAGGCGACCGAGGCGGACGTCCGAGCGGCTAACGCGGCGGCGCGGTGACTCTCTCCGCGGTCTGTGGTAGGGTGTCGGCATGACGGCGCGCAAGCTCATTACGGGTCTCGCTCATCGCTTCCGGTGGACCCCTCCGGACGGCTACATCTCCGTCGCTCCGTCTCTCGTCGTCGACTGGCCCGCGGGGTCTCAGACCTACGCGCTCACGGCGACGCGGTCTCCCGATACGGTCTCCAGCATCTCCGCGGACCGTCGGTCTCTCACGGTAACGTGGGGCCTCTCGGGGTCATTCGCGGCGCTTTCGGCGATAGGCTCTCCGTCTCCCGCGGTCATCCGTGGCGAGGGCATCGTCGGCGCTCCGGTGCGGGTCGTCCGCGTCGTCTCGCTCAGCGTGGGCGGCGGCGTCCTCGAGCTCGCGGAGCCGCTCCCGACGTCGGTCGACATCGTGACCTCCCCTCCGTCCCTCTACTGGTCGGAGTATTCGGCGACCATCCCGGCTCTCGACCTCCCGGCGACCCCGACGCGGGGCATCCGCTGGACCATCGACTACACCTCGCTCGACCCTATCAGCGGGGAGGCGGTCGACTATCGACGC